AATGGTCTTTCAATGAATGTGCCGTCGCCTTGATATATTTTATGTATAGGTTTAGTCATTAGTTCACTCCATAAATCTTAACAGTTCCACCTGAAAAAGTACCTGAACCCAGATAGAAATTTAGAGTCGTTACCGCAGCGTTATTTCGCCAAGTGCTAACTAAATTGGTGCTACCAGACACGTTACTGTTATTCATGTGGTGATTCCAAACCTTTGAAAGTTTGTATTTATCAGTATCATTGTATCCAAAGATATAAGCAATAGAAACGTTATATTTATTGCTCGTTGGTAATCCAATATCATTAGGGTCAATCATTCCAATGCGAGTCGTATTGCTGCCGCTAGGACCAAAATTTGTTCCTGAGGTTTGCCAACGAGTACTCCACTCGGTGTAGTTAGTACCACTATCGGAATTCAATCGCATACCAAAAAATACTTCGGCAGATGCGAAATAACCTGATACTTCAATGTAAAGATTTCGATAACTTGTCGGTAATGTTGAACTTGTAACTGATGATCCTGTAAGAGTTAAAGTTTCAATTAAAGTTAAACCGCCACTCGATGCGGTAGCCCATTTTAATCCACTAGCCGTCGTGGAGTCTGCAGTAAGTACCGTGTTATTACTGCCTACTGTTAATTCTGTTACTGTTCCAGTACCAGTACCGACTAATAAAGCGCCTTTCGCGGTCGTATTAAATTTTAGATCTGCCGTTCCACTGGTTACGCCACCTGTCAGACCTGAGGTAGCGCCAGTAGTAATTCCTGTAATGTCTCCAGGATTAGATCCGAACCACAAGGCCGCGCTCGCAGAAATAAAATAGAGCGTACCGCTCTCATATTGATTTACTACTAGAGATCCACTTGTATTTACTGTCGCCGTACCAGCGGTAATGGTGACAGCTCCAGCGCCGCGATTTTGAACAATAAGAGTATCCCCAGCATCAAATAAACCAGTATTAACCGTACAGGTGACCGATCCTGAGGTATTGAATTCGATGCGAGTACCTTTATCCGCAGCTACTAAAACGTAACTAGCAGTCTTAACACTAACCGTCTGATTAAAATCGTTAGTCTGTAGCGCATTAACTTGAGCCGCGGTTAATACCTGGCCAGTCGTAAAGGTCTGTTTAGCCATTTTTCTCCTTAGTAAGCGAGGAAATCCTCATCCAAAAGGCCATCTACGCTTGAGTCTAGCACGAAACCAGTAGCGAACGGTTGCGCGGTCGTAAAGGTAGTAAAAAACTTATTTGGCGTTATTTCATATGCTAAACCTGTAATTACAGTATCCGATACTGCATTTCCACTCGGTAAAGTCTGAATGACTTGTATCGGATCGAACATATCGAGATTTAGAGCCGCCACGATACGAGTCGGATAGGCGCTGTCGGAAGCGTCGATGGTAAGGCTTTCCATTCTCAGATCTGCCCCTACCTCTTTACGACTAGCGATCACCATAAGAGCTTGATCTAAGCTATCGGTATCCGTCTGCGCGATAGTGCTGCGATTTCGACTGTGTAAAAAGTAGGTGTCAATACTGGTCGTATCAGTAGCAGTCTGCGCCGTTCCACCTGTACGAGTAACCGTGCAGCTATTAATAAGACCAAAATCTGAGAGGTCAAAAGAGACGGCCTGGTAAGTAACCGTCCCTACTGCACCGCTATCGCTAAAGGTCGTATATGCGTCACCTGATCTCGAGATAATATCGGCCCTGGAGAGGAATGTGGCGTAGCCCTGTTGGTTTATGTAAAAGGCTCCAAGTTCGGTAGTTTCGACGCTCTGACAGGCTGCTAGGGCTGTTCTAGTGGTACCTGTATCGGCCTGTACGGTCGTAGTTGCAGTCGTCGATATGGATCTCATACCTGTAGGCCAGTCGGCAGCGTCTAGAATGCTCGTTATTCGCTGCGCCGTTGTCTGTCCAGCTGTACCACCTGTTACAGTAGAAATCGAGGCTAGATTAAGAAGCTGAAAGCCATCCACACAATTAAGATCTACATAGGCAGGATCGAATCCTGTCGGAGATTGGTATTTCCAGGATTGAACGTACATAGATCCGAGCGCATATTCCGTACCTGCATAAGAGGCTGTAAAACGAATTTTACGCATCGGTAAAATCTTGCCGTAAAGAGCGCCGCTCGTATTAGCTGGATTAAACAGACCAGTACGATCGATCAGGCGAACCGCAGCCGTACCAGCTGTAAAGCTGTCGGAGGTTCGATTATAAGCTCGCTTAATTGAAGCCTTTAATACATATTGAGTTACATCGACGATTTCACTGGCCGCAGTACCAAGTACGGCCACATCAAGAGGCGTCGATGGATCATCAAGTACGAGCGCTGGATCGAATGTAGCGCCGTTAGAAAAGTCGATGGTGCATTTGAACGTCGCCGACATATTAAACCGCTATAAGTATCGGATTACCTGTTCGCTGCGTTTCATAGACCGCATCGGTTACAGCTGAAACTAGATCTTGCTGAGATAATAGTGAGCCTTCAACCGTCACATTTACGATTACTGTCGGAGATGCCGCTTGTGCTCCCATTCCAAAATCAACCGTATCGCCTACTCGTTTAGATAGATTACTAATGGCTGGATTAGCAGCTACCGCCGCTGGAGTTACCACAGGATTTAATAGGGCAGTATCTATCGTATCTAATGTATCTCCGACTCGTTTAGCGATATTACTTATCGCTGGATTAGGCCCTACTGAGGTAGCCGCTGGAGATTGAATAGATCCAAAAAAAGCCTCATCAATAGCATCTAGAGTATCGCCTACTCTTTTACCTATATTCGTAATGGCTGGATTAGGCCCTGTTATGGTAGGCGTGGTTCCCTTACTGGTTATTGTTGTACCGCCTATACCTGTAGTCGTACCTAAGCCGCCAGTATTAACGCCGATATTTACAGAATACTTACCTTCGATTAATGCTTTTAATCTCGATATGACGCTATCGAGATTGTCTGTAAATTTAATATCAGGTTTCATCGCCGCTAGAGCATCGATGGCAGCCTTGCTATTAGCGAAACCTGCGGTCGTAAGTAATTGCAACATTTTCTCAAGGTTCATCGCATCGTCATAACGACCCTGTGTTGCGGCTTGAAGCGTTTTAATCGCCTCTGCGTCTGTTTGATAATCGCTTATTTTTAATGCCGAAAGTTGTAACACTCGCTCACGATCGGAAGCTGAGATATTACGACGTAATGCCGCCTGGAGATTGATAGCATCTATATCGAAACGGAATTGAATAGCGGATTTAAGACGTTCGATCTCCGCTGTGCGTTTTTTCTCAGCTTGTACCGCTCGCTCTTTTCTTAGGCGTTCGGCATTAGCGGCTCGTTCGTCAGCTAATTGTTTTTTATAGGCAGCTAAAAATTGACGATTCTGCGATGGACTATTGAAATTAAATTCAGGTAATTTTATTTTTTGTGCTTCCATATATTTATCGATTAGATCAATATATGCGCCAATTACAGGTAAATTAGCAGGGTCGAAAATTCCTGGTAAATTCTTGCCTACGACTGGTATATTTCTTAATTTAGTCGATAAGAGATCGATGAAACCAATGAGATTACCGATTTTTCGCGACGTTAATTCGATTTGATCTGCTAGACCTTGAACTCCATTAGGCCCTGCGGCATTACTTAAGGCATCTACAAGGGATTTACCTACATTTTCCTGTAGGTTGGCGAAAGCGACGGAAAGAATGTCCACTTTACCTTGGTAGGTATCAAGTCGCGATACGTTTTGCCCTGCGAATTGTTTATTTAATAGTGCCTGAATTTCTGCGAAACTTTTTGATTTTAATTGAGCATCTGTAAGACCTAAATTGTATTTTTTTAATCCTTTAGTGCTACCGACGTAAGCTCGAGCGAGATCGTTAGCGACCTGTGTTACCGCTTCGCCGCTACCAGCCGATACATCAAGAGCTAAAGTAAGTAATTCCTGAGATTTAGCGACTGATCGCGTAGTCGTAAGTAAAGAGGAAAAAGCTGGTCTGAGTTGGTCATCGACTACGCCTGACGTTTTCTCAAGATCTGAAATGAATAATTTTACGCCTTTATCCTGAAAAGCTAGACCAAGATTTCCCAATGTCCGAGTGAGTGATTTAGCAGCTTTTTCATCTGATAAAAATGCTTTAATTGATTGCTTACTGAATTGAGCGATAGCCGCAACCGAAAAGAAACCAGCTAATTTCTTACCAAGAGATGCTAGTTGTTCCTCTGTCGATTTACTTTGTTTTTTTAGGTCTTTGAAACCTTTATCTTTTAGTCGCGTTACTAGATCTACTGCGACCTCTGTACGAGGAGCCATTTAGACCTCCCTAACGAAAGCTAATAATCTCTGATCGATTACCTTTTTTACCTCTGTGCGCACACTATCGCCCATAATAGCCTCAGCCCTGTAGAGCATACGACCTTTCGTTGCGTTACCTGTGAGCGGTGATATTTTAGTCATTAAATTCCGAAAATCCTCAGGCGCATTAGGGTTACGAGAGACACTCTTTGTTTTAGCTCTCGATTTTTCTGTACCTCGTCCTGCTAATTCATAAATGGCTCCAGCTGGCGTACTATTAACGACGGCTAAGGCTGCTACGGCTACTTTGTTATATCCATAAAGTCGCTTATTCGCGGTCGTGCGTTTAATTTTAATACCAGCTGCTACGACACCTGGTTGCCAAGTCCACCGTAGAGGATCTCGTGATCGATGAGTTTTGTCATTTATCCAAGATCCACTCGAATAAGTAGGAGCCTGTGGTCTAAAAATAAATGTACCGCTGTTATTGACGATTTGTCCTGGTACGAATTGACGAGCCGTCGTAACTAATGGCTTTGCGGCCGCGTTTAATGCTTTATTAAAGTCTTTTCGTAATTTTGGATCTAACTCTTTTAGGGCTTTAGTTAATTTTGCGAAATCAGGGATAAAGATTGATTCGGAAGCTCTTGCCATCTTTACCTCCTCCTCGGCGTCATCGCCTTTCGGCTTTGTGCCTGTTCTTGCAGAATAAACTTAATCGCTGCATATAAGGCAGGGTCGCACTCAAGTAAATCGTTAGGCGAGATACCTGTTGCCACCGACACGGCTGCGACCTCCCATATGTCGCCGCGTCGGTCTATCCATTTTTTGGATCTACTACGAAATCTACATCCTTATAAGAATTTAGAAATGCGTCATCAAGAGGCACTGATATTTCGCCTTTAGCGGTCATCAAGTAATGCGCGAACCACCATAGATCAGACTCGCGCTGTTCATCGATGAGACGCTTACGCCATCCGACTTTAAAATGACTTTCAAAAGCCACTTTAGCCGCTGGCGTAAGCTCGTAATCAACCTCTTTATTATCTTTTTTTGTTACACGGATTAATTGAATAGCCATTTATTGCCCCCTATTGATTGGATCAGGTTGTTGTTTTTGTTAGAGCTGTTACTGGAAGGGTGATTGATGCGGTTGCAGGCCCATCGAGAGTTCCGTTAATGGGCTGCCACTGAGCGACCAAAACTGACATCGAGTAGCGAGGATTTGTCGCGCTGACGGTTCCTGATACTGGAATGAGTTGCATCGCTAACTTTGTACCTAGTGCATTTTCAAAAATTGAATTTACTGAGGATGCTGCGAAATCGTTATACAGTTCGAGCGTAACACTTGGTCGTTCAATTCCACCTACGAGGTTTTGAACGGTGTCTGTCATCGCTGTAATTTCCACGGCGTCCACCTCACGAGAAAGACTGACCGCGCTAACGAAAGTCGTGATGGTTGTCGTTCCAGCGACTACCGCCACTTGATTACCCATAAAGATCGCCATTTGTTTTTCTCCTTTTTTAGCCGATCAGTTCTACTACATATCGATACGCGAGATAATCGATACTAGCTACCTGTACCGACCCTGCCGTAGCCGTTGTGACTCGTAAGGTCTGTACCGCGCCGCTGAGTGTTTTATCCGCCTCGATTGCGGCCTTCACCGAGGTAGATCCTGTAGATGCTAGATATCCGTCGAGCTTGGCCTGTCCAGCCGACTCACTCATACGACCTACGATGAGTAGTATAGTGCAGGTCGCCTGGTCATATCCGCGGTTAAACGTGTAATCAAAATTGAGATCTAATTGTCCGACGATTGCTCCAGGTACATTTACAGAATCAGGAATCGAATCATAGGTCTTTAGGCCTGAGATAGTCGCTAATCTGTTTTTTAGATTTGTGCGCACAGTCGAGGGAACCATTAAGCCGCAACCTCTTTACGATAAGCGCGTACCATCGCGGTTACGTCGCGTCCGAGTGGACTCATTCGTACAGCTCCAAGATCGCCTAGTCCAAGAATTCCACCTGGAGAATCTTTACGCTTGTAAAGATCTGCCGTAAGAATCTGACAGGCCGTTTCGATATCGTCAGGAACGCTCGGCCAACCCCATTTCGCCGTGACTTGAACGCCTGGACGTAGGCCATTAGAAAACATCCCAGGAAATACAGGCCAGGTATAAGTCGTATTTACCATAGTTAAATTTGTGTACGGACGACCAAGAGCAGGTGCGGTTAATGGATCTAAAAGATAATCAGTATTAAGGGTAAGAGTAGTTTCAAAAGTACCATCGCCATCCTCATCCAGCGCTACCACTAAATTCGTCGTAGATCCAATATCATCGACAAAACATAAAACCTCGTTATAAGCGCGATATTGACGAGCTGATGCATTAGCATCAAGATAAAAACGACGATTAGCAATTTTATCGATACTGCGTGAGGCTGACTCAATTAATGACTCTAAGAGCGTATCGTCGCTATTATCAGAAATGGATAAAAACGTTTTCATCGCGGTTAGAGTGGTATATCCGTTAGTTATAGCCATCCAGGATCTCCATCATAAATAGGGACAGGTATTTTCGATAATGGGACGGCGCTTAGTGTAATAGCTCCTGAATTACGCATAAGTATCGCCCCTAAAGATCCTGGATAGTTATAACCACTCGGCCGCCTGGTCAAGTGTGACGGCCGAGAGGTCATTCGGTACTAGAAGCTAGGTGCAGCTAGGCCAGTGCCGTTAATTTGCGCGAACGCTTTTGGATAGCGTAGCGAGGTATATGCGAACATTCCGAACATAACGATATTTAGTGCGACTTTACCGTTTGGTTCCTCGAATGTGACATATGTAGGCGAGTTCGCTTCCTCGAACAAGTGTGACTCATTGAGATCGACGATGTGAATCGAATCTTGGTTGGTTGCAGCTCCAAGATTAGTAGCGAGGTTCGCGTCTGTGATGATCGGCAGACCGAGAATGGAGTAACCACTATTCGTTCCGTATGCTGGATATCCTGAACCAGTACCCATCGCATTTGTCGGATTGTACGCTGTTGGTACAACGAGTGGGCGATTATTTCCGTCGAGGCCTGATAGGAACCATCCAAGACGGCGTGGATGCATAAGGATTGCGTTAGGTGACGCATAAACGTTGCTCTGAATCTGTTGAATCGCATCTGCGATCTTTGGATAAACGCCTGCGACCGTTCCAGTCGTTGCGGTGTAAGTAACCAAAATACCTGTAGTCATATTTTGAATACCAAGAGGCTGACCATTAGAGCCAGTGCCGTTAATGATCAGATCATCGAGCTTAGTGTTATAAGCGCGAATGAGATCGCTCAAAACGATACTCTCGATATTGTAACCGCGGAGGAGTGCCTGCTTTGAAACCGAGTTTTGACCTGCAACGGTATTAACGTTAATGGTCAAGCTGGAGTCTGCTGGATCCTGTGAAACTGCTGCTGTGTTTTGTGATGTTTGAGCTGCCACGGATGTACCAGTGCCAATGAGTGACAAGACCACGCTCATACCTTGTGGTGGGAGTGTGTGCTTACGAGATGCATCGGCGAATGGACGACCAGCACGAGCCAATGGCGCATAAAGATCTACGAGGTACTGTGGTACGACGAGACCTGAGAAGCTAGAGGTACTAGCTGCACGATATTCCACGCGCATTTCTTCTTGATGGCGACGGATACGATCGCTGGCTTCTACGT